ATTTTGATAGTAGAAATATATTTTTTAATGGTGGAATTGATATTAATGATGAAACAATAACTTTTAAGAAAAAACATAATTTAGAAAACGGACAATTAGTTTTTTATAGTAGTAATGGTAATACTCCAATAGGTATAGGTGATGCTTATGATAGTACAAATACAATAACAGGAACTTTATCTGACGGTGATCCTTATTTTGTTAGAGTTGTAAATCCTACTACTGTACGTATATTTAATAGTAAGAGTGATGCTCTTGCAGGTTCAGCAGGTATTAATACAGTTGGATTATCAACTGATTCTTCTGCAAGTGGTATTCATAGATTTAGAACTGAAAACAAAAAAACTTTAATTGCAATTAAAGTTTTAAATTCTGGGTCTGGTTATACTTATCGTAAATTAAGAGTTCAACCATCAGGAATATCAACTTCATATGATTCAATAAATTTTAAAAATCATGGATTTTCAAGTGGAGAAACTATTGAATATTTTTCAGATAGTCCAATAGCAGGATTGAGTACAAATTTATCCTATATCGTAAATAAAATAGATGATGATTCATTTAAAATTTCTAATGTAGGTGACTATGACAGAGGAAAATATGTTAACTTAACAGAAATAGGTACAAGTGAACATATTTTTAAATATCCAGATATAAAAGTCAATGTAGAAGTTTCGTTTGGTTCAACTGTTACAGGTTCATTTAATTTGACACCAAAAGTAACTGGTGAAATAATTGATACTTATCTTTACGAGAAAGGAACTAACTATGGTTCATCTATTCTTAACCATCAAGTAATCCCAGAGATAAAAGTTCTTAGTGGGGTAAATGGTGAATTAAAACCAGTAATCGTTAATGGAAGAGTTGATAGTGTTGCAGTTGTTAATAAAGGAAGAGAATATACTTCTATACCTGATGTAGTTATTAGTGATACTGGAGGAGGAGTAGGTGCTGTTGTCAGACCTATTATTGATAACGGACAGATAATAGAAGCAATTGTAGTAAATACTGGTATAGGATACAGTAGTCAGTCTGTTGATGCTCAACTAGTCCCTAGAGGTTCTAATGCTGCCTTTAGTGCTAGAGTTAGGAGTTTAACTTTAAATGATGTTGGAAGGTTTGGAAATTCTTACTTAACTCCAAGAGAGGATTCGTTATCTTTTGGTATATTAGGATATTCTCAAGATGTTGCAAAGACATTAGAGGATAGTTTTACAATTAGTCAGAATGGAGAATTTAATGAAATCACTAATCATTCACCCATAGTTGGATGGGCTTACGATGGAAATCCAATTTATGGTCCTTTTGGATATTCTGATGCAGATGATATAAATTCTGATTTAAAAATAATTTCAACTTCATATAAACTTGATGTTTCAAAATTAGTTAACAGACCAGTTGGATTTAAAGATGGATTTTTTATTGAAGATTACATATTTGATGGTAATGGTGATTTAGATATTCATAATGGTAGATTTTGTAAAACTCCAGAATTTCCTAATGGAATTTACGCTTATTTTACAACCGTAGGTTTAGGATCTGCTACAAATAAAATTGAAGGAGTTTATCCATATTTCATAGGTAATACTTATAGATCACCTTTTATAGATGATAATCTCACTTTAACACAAGACTTTGATTTTAATAGCACAGATTTACTCAGGAATACTTTACCTTATGCTGTAAATGAAAAATTTGCTGATAATGATTTTATAATTGAATCTAATGAGTTTATTAGACAAAAAACAAAAGTAGAATCTGTAACAAAGGGAGACGTAGATAATTTAACAATTTTAGATGGAGGTCTTGGATATAAAGTTGGAGATTTAGTTAATTTTGATGATACTGACACCGATGGATCTGGATTAAGTGCTGTAGTTGATGAAATTGTTGGATTAGGTGTTACAAGAATTGATACTAACTTACAAAGATTTGAAAATTTAATTTTTGAGTGGAAAAATGATAGTGAAGTAGTTGCAAACTATTTGCCTTTTGTAGAATTACCAAATCAAGGTTCTGTGCGAGTATCAGGACTCAGTACATCTATTGTTAACTTGTCTGGATCTTTCTTTGTTGGTATTTCTACTGATACTATCGGTTTAGCAAAAACCATGTCAGTTGGATCTGCAACTGGAAAAATTGAAGATATTTTTGTTACTGATATCCCTAATACAGTAGCAATCGGAGGTTCATTACGAGTAGGAAATGAAACTTTAAAGGTTTTAAATCTTTATGATACACAAAATGTAATAAGGGTTCAAAGATTTGCTGGAATTGCACATACTTCAGGATCTAAGATTGATGTTTTGAACAATAAAATTAGTATACCAGTTAAAACCAAAAAATTTGACTCTAAGGTAAATGATATTATATACTTCAACGGTCCTCAATCAGTCGGAGTAGGAACTACACCTGGAAGTGCTACAACGGTAGAATATGTTATAGGTGAAATAAAACAAAATCTATCCATACCAACTAGAACTTTACATATACCAAATCATCCATTTAAAACTGGACAGAAAGTTAAATTAAATAAGAGAAGTGGTGCAAATAGATTTGATGTTGGTAGAACACCTAACGTGGCTGAATTTAAAGTTCCACATGCAGGAAATGATTCTCTTGATGTTTATATTATTGATAAAGGAGATGATTATGTTGGAATTTTAACAACTAGAGTTGGGATCGGTAGTACTAGTGATGGTTTGTATTTCTACTCAAAAGGTTCAACTACAGGTATCAATTCTGGTACATATTTCTTCGAGACAGACTTTACACAAGTTACAGGTGATATTGATAAAGTAACGACAACTGTAACAACTAATGTTTCTGCTGCAGATACTACTACTCATGGACTTCTTGAAGGTGATATTGTAAAAATGAACGTAATTCCAAACCTATCTGTAGGTATTGGAACAACTAATCCTATAACTGTTAATTACAATTCTCAATATGAAAAATTATTAATAAATCCTCTAAATTTTGCTGCTGCTGATGTTGAAACAAATCAAATTGATATATCTAATCATGGATTAGATACAGGAGATAAAATTTTCTATGATGGTCATGCAACTGGATTGACCACAGGTTCTTATTTTGTGAATAAAATTAACGATAGATATTTTCAACTAACAGAAACCTCATCAGATTTAAATACTACACCAGTCAAGACTGTATCAATAACTGCTAATACAGGTGGTTCAAATCAATCAATATCTTTGATAAATCCAAAAATTAATATTATAAAAAATTCAAAATTAACTTTTGATTTATCAAGCACAACTTTATCAGATTTAGATTTTAAATTATTCTATGATAAAAATTTAACAAATGAGTATTTAAGTTCGCAAGATTCAACTATCTTTAATGTTACTGGTATTGGAACTGTAGGAACTGCTGGTGCAGAATTAGTAGTTCAATTCTCTAAATCTACACCTGAAAAATTGTACTATGGAATATCAAAAGGAGGATATATAAGTACTTCTGATACAGATGTTCAAAATCACTCAGAAATCAGATTTATTGATAGTGTTTATAATGGTGAATATAAGATATTTAATGTAACAAATAACACTTTTGATTTTTCACCAAAAGTTCCAGAATTAACCACTTATTTAAATACTGATTGTGAAAAATTAGAATACTCAACCAAATCTACTAATGTTAATGGTACTATTAAAGATTTAAAAATATTATCAGGTGGATTTAATTATAAAGAGTTACCCAAATTTAAATCTGTAACAAGTACTAATGGAAAAAATGCAAATATAGTAGCAGTTTCAAATTCAATTGGAAGAATTAAAGAAACCAGAATAGTTAATATTGGTTATGAATATTCATCAGATAAAACTCTAAGTCCAGAGGCATTTATATCTCCAGTAGTTAATGTTGATAATCTTGATATTATTGATACAGTTACCGTTATTGACGGTGGAACCAATTATATAAATGCACCTAATTTAATTGTATTCAACCCAACATCAGGTAAAGTAGTAGATACAAATTCGGTAGTTGCAATTGCACCTAATCAAACCATATCTGAAGTAAAAGTATTAGCACCAGTTACAGGGTTGGATTCTGTAAATCATACGATTGTTGCAATTAATAATTCAAATGGAGTTGGTATTGGATCAATGCAAACAAGTAGTTCTGGTTTAGTTACTTGTTTTCTAGAAACACCTATGAATGGATTTGTAGATCCTCAACCATTTGCTATTGGTGATAAAATATTTGTTGAAGGTATAGAAAGAGTTGGTGAAACTGGTATCGGAGCTACACAAGGAGGTATATCTGGTAATACCACTGTTGAAGGTGATGGATTTAATTCAGAAAATTATAATTATCAATTCTTTACTATTGAAGATTACATCTCTGGTACACAAGCTATTCTTAAATTTAGTTTGGCAGGATTAACTACTAATCCTGGCATTGCAAAAACATTCCAGTCTGGTTATGCAAACATAGTTAATAAAAACAATTATCCTATTTTAGAACCTAAGTTATCAAGAGGTATTTTTGAACTCAGTGAAAATATTCTTGTAAATGGGGAAATAAGTGATTTATCTGTTGTTGAAATAAGAGATGATTACATAAAATTAGATGGACTCTTTGAAATAAAGAGTGGTGATAGAATATTAGGGAGATCTAGTGGTGTATCAGCTGAGATTGTAAGTATTATAGAAAATAAAGCAAGATTCAAAACTGATTTTTCAAATCGTCAAGAATATGGATGGTTAGATGATATTGGTAAATTAAATGAGGATTATCAAGTAACACCAGATAATAATTATTACCAAAATTTATCATATACAGTTAAAAGTTCAATTGAATGGGATAAGTTTGTTAATCCAGTTAACCGCTTAGTTCATCCTGCTGGATTGAAAAATTTTGCAGATACATCAATAGAAAGTAAAGTAACTGTTGGTGTTGGAACCACTGCCATGACAAAAGACTTGGTAGTTCTTGATATTAACAATGTTTTAGGATTAGAAGATAAGCAAAGAGTTGATGCTATTAATAATTTTGATTTTGTAAGAGATTATGACACTAGAATTAAAACCTCTAAATTTGTTGAATTGTCTAATAAAGTTTTAACTGACTTTACTAAATGTAAAACAAATAGAGTATTGATTCATGATGATATAAGTACTAAATTCTCTAGCACAGGATTCCAAGAAAATAATGTAATTATTGAAGAACTCGACGAAGATTTTGGAAACTATCTCATTCAAATTGTAGATCCTGACACTCAAGACGCTCAACTTTCAGAATTAGTTACTTTAACCACAACTGACAATGCATATCTTTTAGAAAAAACAACAGATTTTACAACATTAAAGTTGGGAGATTTCTCTACAGAGGTTAATTCTAGTGGTATTAAGAGTCTTATATTTACTCCCACTGAAAAATTTACAAAAGATCATAATATAAAAGTTATTAAAACTGATTTTAATACTGATTTAGTTAAGTCAGGTTCTAATACAATTGGTCATATAGATTTGTCAGGTATAAACGCTGGTATTGGCAGTGGAACAACAACTACAATAGCAGAATTTCCTAAAACTGATTTTAATGGTTTATTTGCAAGTATTTTTGTTCAGGATAGTATTAGTAAAGAAATAAATTACAACGAAGTAGTTGTTGATTTTGATGGAACAGATACAACGACAGCACAAACTTATATTGATACTTTACCAGGTTTTAGTAATTCTGCTGTTGGAATAATAACTGCTATATTTGAGAATGATAAAATAAAATTACAAGTTATTAATGATACTATAAATGATTTTGAGGTTAGAACAAATATAGTTGGATTAGGAACTACTACTTCAGGTCAAGGTACTTATAGATTTTCTGTTAGTGGTCAACCTATAGGAGCAGAGAGAAGTGCAAGATATGAAGCTAATTATGGTACTGGAATAGGAAGCACAGTTACATATGCAATTTTAGATAAAACGAAAGATACGTCTGTAAAATCATTAGTAAGAGTTTCTTATGGAAAGACATCTGCCATACATCAAGTATTAGCTATTAGAGATGCTGACGATATTTTAACAGTTCAATATCCTTTTGTTTCTGCTGGTTCAACTTCAGGTATCGGAACATTTGGAGGTGAAATTTTAGGAAATGATATATTTTTGAGATTCCATCCTGACCCAACAATTCAATCACTAAACCCACTATTAGAGGTACAATCATTTAACCAAATATTATATACCGAAAATGATTTTTCAAATACTCCACCAGAATTAATTTACGGTTCTGTATCTCAAAAAGTATTCCTTTCTTCTTATGATGGTTTAAGTGGATTAAGAGCAAATAAAAAAGATTTTGATTTAACTTACGAGGGAACTCCAATCTATTCAAAGACATTTAATCCTGCTGGTATTAATTCAGTAACTGATGGAGTTGGTCTTGTTAAATCTACTGGTGTATTCAATATACCAAATCACTTCTTTAGCACTAATGAGGAATTAATTTATACACCAGATACAACATTTATAGGAATTACACCTACAGCAGTTTCAATAGGTTCTACAGCAAATATGGCTGGTGTAGTGACTACAATCTTACCTAGCACTGTATTTGCCAAAGTTATTGATGAAAATCAATTCCAAATATTTACTCGTCCTGAATATATTGCCACAGGTGCAGCAGTAACCTTTACTAGTAGTGGTACTGGTAATGCTCATAAATTAGCGATGGCAAAACAGTTATCAAAAACGTTGATAGGTCTTGATGGTGTGGTTCAGCAACCAGTTACTTTCACCTCAATATCACATACATTTGGAGTTTTTGATGGATTTACACATCAAGCTAGTGTTGGTGTAGGAGTAACTCAATTTATTTTAAGTGGTATTAGTTCAATCACTACTTCTGATATATTAAAAATAAATGATGAGTACATGACTGTGACTGAAGTAGGTTTCTCAAGCACACCTACAGGAACTATAAATGATGCGGTTGATGTATCTTTAGGTATTGCCACTCTACCGACTGTAAAGGTTAGGAGAGGTCAATTAGGTATAGCAGCAGCAGGTATATCATCTGGAACATCTGTTAGGGTACACAGAGGATCATTCAACATTGTTGACAGTAGAGTGTTCTTTACAGATCCACCAAAAGGAAATACTAGGGCAAGAAGAGACGATACAAATTTACCATTTGTAAAGGCAGATTATAGTGGTAGAACTTTCTTAAGAAGCAATTATAGCACTAATATGATATTTGACGATATATCAGATGTGTTTACTGGTATCGGTAAGACATATAGTCTTACTGTTGGTGGTGCTAATACTTCTGCGGGCGTAGGTGTAGGAAACGGAGTACTATTCATAAATGGTGTATTTCAAACTCCATTAACATCTAATAATATAGGTAATAATTATGAATTTATTAGTGATACCACTGCTGGTGTATCAACTGTTCAATTTACTGGTATCACATCCACAAATGGAGACTTTATTGTTTCAGAGTCAGATATAAACCAAAATCAAGTACCAAGAGGAGGAATTATTGTTTCTCTAGGTTCTACACCTGGTCTTGGATATGCTCCTTTACAAGGTGCAAAAGTAAAAGCACTTAAAAATAGTGCTGGTG